TCGGTCTGATCGACATTGCCCAGCACACGCCGCAGCGCTGCATCATCCAGCTCATCGAGTTCTGCCAGATACGTGGAGATCTCAGGTCGTGGGTCCGGCGCATCACCAAACTCACCCAGATCAAGTGCACCCTGCTTGGGACGTTGCTTGAATTCAAACTCCGGGCCGCCAGGAACAACTTCACCCTCAGGCGTCTCAACCTTGCTGAGCTTGTTGCCGGTGCCGGTGCCACCAACCGAAGTGATGTCGATGGCCAGCTGATCGCTATTTAATTCACGTATCCCAGGAAACATTGCGTTGATGCGTTCCTGCTGCTGCGCTACCTGCTGTGCCTGCAGTTGTGCAGAGGTAGTGCGATCAATGGCTGAATCAAACTGCTGATCAATAGATGACGCTGGTGGCAGCATCGGCTGCGTGATCTTTCTTGGCACATACGGCTCAAGCTCTACGCGAGCCAGCTCTTCCAAGCCAAACGCCATATCGCCATCAGCCAGACGACGGACTGCCGGGATTGCCTGACCGGCGCCAGCCAGGCCGAACAAAAACAGTGAATCAGCAATCAGCTTTTTGCGTTGCGCTTCCCAGTAATCGTCGTTCTCGTTTGTTTGCAGTGGGTTAGATATGCCCACCACTGAAGTCAGATCAGCAGCATTGCCAAACGACGGATCTGAATAGATCTGCGCCAAGGCGTTATCAAACAGCGCCTCTCCACCAAAACGGGCAAGGTTGATGCCACGACGAATTGTTCTGTCCTGACTGCCAGCAACCGCCAAGCTCTTTGCCGTTCTGGTTCGCCTGATCGCGTTGGCAAGCCTGGCTGCCTGCGGCAATCGACGCAGCACTCCTGAACCGGTGGCAAAACCAGCGACCTCAGCTGCTGACTCAGCTCCGATCTCATAGCCGTATTTATCAGCTGGTGTGTCAGCAGTGTCGCCCCCTCTCAGTGGGTTGATGCCAGCCAGCGCATCTCTTGGGATCTGTGGAGTTGGTGTGTATTCAACGCCGAACTCAGCGCTCTCTGACTCGCTGGGCAGACCCACCACAGCATCGACCGCGTTTCTGCCTAGCTGCATTACTGCATTAGGAATGCCAATCAGCATTCCCTCGCCCACTGCTGGTGATGTCACCGCATTGAAGAGTTGAGCCAGTGGCTTGGCCCAGCCGGCAGCATCTTCAAATCGCTTGTTCTTCAGCGCACGCAGCTGACTTGGAGACATCTGATTCAGCTGCTGCTGTGGGATTGGCCCTTGCGTGTTGCCAACCTTTGTTCGCAGAACATCAGTCAGATCAGGCGGCAATCCCCGTGGCCCGCCAGGACTCTCGGGATAAGCAACTTTGATCGGCTCGTAAGCGGTCTCCTCGTCGATCTCAGGAATGGCAAAAAGAGGTTGCATGGGTCTAGGCGTTAGAGGTGGAAACGGGCATCACCATTGCGGTCAGCCATGAGCCAGGCGCACGCGGATCGTTTATGGCGTTGAGGGCTGGCACCGCAGGTGTCGAGCTCTGCTTGTTCTTGTTCAGATCTTTCAGCAGTGCATCACGGACTGTGCCCTGTGGATCCAGCAATGGATACTGATTCAGCTGTTCAATCAAGAACCGCAACGGTGCAACGCCAGCCTTTTTGGCAAGTCCATTGAGCTGTGGGCTGGTCTTCCTGGTGTTGGCGTAGTTGGTGTATTCACTACGAACCCAGCGGCCATCCATGATTGGCTTAGTCCTGTATTCACGGGCCTGCTCTGCAGTAACAGTGCCAGCTGCTTTCGCTGGTATCGGCCCTTCATTCAGATTTCTATTGCCCGCTGGTGGCGGCGGTGGCTTTGGTGTGCCATCTGCCTGCAGCTTTCCAAGCGCAATATCTTTGGCAGTTTTGAATTCAGGGCTTTTGCGAACTGCTGCAGCAGTACTTTGAATCAGGCCAGTCCTGTCTGACAGGTTTGGCTCGCCAACTCCTTGATTCTTGGCTTGCCATGCGTTCAGCTGACTCTGATATTCACGCTGATACAAGCCACGAACAGTGTTCTCAAAAATCTGGTATCGCTGAGCCGTGGCATCCGACTGGCCTTGCCTATAGACCATCCTTCCAGACAGCTGGGATCTGCTTGGCTTCAGCGCCGCAATCGCAGGGTCAAGTAAATCTGATTTCACATAGTCATCAATTTCAGACCCTGCGCCTGCCGGGGTTTTATTGATGACTGCGATTCTTTCTCGGACCAACTTTGCCAACCTTGCTCTTTCTTTTCTGCGATTATCAGCGCCAACAACTCTTGCGACATAGCCATTTACCTGATCGTCAAGGATACGCATCTGGTCCTTGTCAATAAGCTGTTCGTATGTCAAATTATTAATCACAAGTTCAATCAATTCAACTTCTTCAGCATCGACCGGGCCTTGCATGTCAACGCCAACGTCCGCAGCAATTGACTCCTCATTATCAATCCAGGATTTTAGAATTTGCGGACGATCGCGTAGACCCTTTTTTTCAAACTCATCGTCTTTCTTCCGAACGGCTTCATACCATTCTGGAGAATTTTCAATTAATCCTGCAGTTGCTTTCTCAAGCGAATTCTCAAATTCGGCCTTTAGTGCCGTTTGCTTTTCATTTTCAATAGCATTGCTGGTTGCAAGCGCAGTTTTCGTGTAATCAGCCAAGTCGTAAGGTTGAGATTCCAGCCAAGTCGGACGCTTACTGAGATCGTCTCTGCCTTCAGAATCAACAACCCTTCGGCCCCAACGAATGTTTTCTATTGCCTGCTGGTATCTGGGGCCACCAGTCGCCGCCAAGTAAGTCAGCTGTTTTTTAACTTCTTTGATGGCATTCGCCCTATCTTCACCACCCAACTTATTTATCGCCGCGTCAATTTTGTTGCTAATAACTAGCCCTGCCATCAACGGCCAGTCGTCATCACCAAACTTGATTGCACCAGTTGGCGTTATTACGCCATCAGACACAACTTCTCGGATGGCATTTCCAGCCTCTATTCCTGCTAACCTTATGGTTGAATTATACAGCTCATTGTTATAGAGTTTGCTTTGGGCTTGAGTGTACTTATCCCACTGCCTGTTGACTTCAGGCGTCACATAGTAATTTGATTCAAGCTCTTCGCCGGTAAGGCCAAACCGCTTGTAAACCTGCTGCGTAAGCCGCATTTTGCGATCGGCAAGCTCTTGACTCGCGGGCTTGATTCCAGAAAGCTCCGCTGCATAATTTGAAAGATCCCCTTGCAGCGCTGTCGCAACTTGACCGGCTGCTTGCTGAGCTAAGGCACGACGACGGCCAATCGCTTTCCAAGGGTTTGCCTCACGCAGCAGGCTTGCGCCAACTGGATCCATTTTTGCCAGCTGAGATTGCAGCGCTGCTGCTTCATCAGCACCTTTCTCTTGGTTGATCTGCATCTGCAGCCGAGCTCGCTCAGCTTGATTTTTTGCTTCCTCGTAATACCCAGCTTCGATATTGCTGGTGGCATACAGATTGAATCCCCGATCAATCCCCCTAGACAACTGTTTACTAAACGGCGCCAGCGAATTCGCCAGCTGCTCAAACTGATTGAAGCCTTGAACTGAACCGCCGCTCTGCTGTTGCGCTTGAACGATTGTGCTCACATTGCCAAGCAATGAAGGCTGTGCCGCATTTGCTCGCCTGAACTGCTGGGGCTGAACAAATGAACTGATCGGCTGTGCCTGTGGCCGGATCTGATTGTTGAAAAGACGTTCCATTAGCCCCTCAGAAGATTGCCAAACGACATGTCAATTCCACCCAGCAGTCCACCACCTGGAGTGCCAGGCCCAGACCTGCTGCTCGGCGTCTGAAGTCGCTTCATTGAGTTGTAGGTGTTGAAACCAGTGGTGACACCACCCAGCAATCCAGTTCCAACATTCATCGCAAACGCTGCATTGCTTGGCGGTGCACCTGTCCTGGTCGGCGGTGGTGGAGTGATCAGTGTTGGCAACGGCGCAAACGGTGAGATCGGTTCTTGGAATTCTTGGCCTTCATAGAACGTCTGACTGTTCCATCTACTCAGGTATTGAGCGACCTGCCCCGCCTGAGCTCTGCTGTATTGACGATTTCGCAAGTCAGATTCAATTGCCGCAAGCGACAGCTGATCTCCCAGCTGAAACGCATAGTTATTGACGATTCGATCAACTGAATTGCCCTCTTGATTCAGCGCCTGCACCGATGCCCGAGCTGACAGCGCTCTCCAGGTGTATTGCTGCTGAGCAACAGCTGAAGCCATTTCCGCTTCCGCCAGCTGATCACTCAACGCCGCGCTGTCATCTGCATAGGCAGCACCGCTTGCTGCACGATTTTCAAAAACAACCTTGGCCTGATCGGCCTCACGCATCAATTCAACATTCCGCTGCGAATTAACGAATGCTCGCTGCTGGTTGTAATTGAACGTCTCCTGCCAAAACTGATATTGCTTATTGGCGTCCTGCACCTTTGCGTTAAAGCCCGCCTGCCAAATTGAAAAACGGTTATTGGCATTCTGAAAAGCAAGGTCATTCAGATATTGCTGCTGCTGCGCTTGGCGCTGGCCATAAGCACCAAACGCACCAGTGAGAGCACTGATGCCCCCACTGATCAACCCCATGGTCAATGGTTCCATCAGGCAGACCTCCAGAATTCACTGAACAACTCAGCACTCGGCCCCATTGGCCGTGGAGTCGCAACTTGAAAGCCGAGGTGTTTCAACCAGCGGATGCTGCGCGTGTTCTTGGCATAGACATCATTACCAATAGCCATGCCAGCACGCTCAAGACACGTCTCAACCCATGATCGCCCTTCTTTGCACAGTTGCAAACGTCTCTCGCGTGTGGCGGTCAACTTTTCAGTGCCGAGTAGCCAGATCCTATTGCCAACCAAACCCGTCAGAGCCAATGGCTCATCGTCTTCAGAAGCAATGCAGCGGCACAAATCACTTTCTGACCAGCTCCACATCACAGCTGCTATCGGCAATGAGCCATGACTAAGCCACACCTCAGTCTTGTCCTCTTCTCTCAAGTTGATTGCGATGTGAATCGCTGCTTCCTCGGTTGCTTCAGCCCATTTCATTGAAGTGATTGCGCTCTGGTGGTCAACAGCGCGACCCATTCACAAGTGGAGAACTTGCACGGTATGGGTCGGTCACTTTGAATTTCAACAAAGATCCTTTCCCCTTGCCCGTAAATCGGGATATTGAACACACCTTCGAAATATCGAACGCTGTCCGGGCTCATATCCGTTAGCGCTGGCTTGCCAATCGTTGCGTTGCGAACCCCAGAAATTGTGCCGTCATAGATGTATTCACCTGATTCTCGATATTCTGGCAGCACAACAATTTTGAAAAACCCTGTTTCGTGGTATCTCAGCTTTGCTGTACGAATCTGAGTTCTCACGGCATTGGCAGCAGACTTGCCGCCACCAATGTCTTTGACGGCCTTGAACTTGGTGAATCGATACCTGAATTCGTAAGGCTCGCCTGCGACACAGTCAACTGACGAATAATCACCAGACGCAACAACAGACGTACCATCACTGGTTTCTCCAATCAGCACTGGTCCTGTTGACGTTGGAGAGGTCATGTCCCACATCGTCCAGATCTGTGTTTTTGCGGTGGCAACAAACGGCAAGGTGAACGTCGTCTCATTTGTTTGCTCGTCGTAAACGCCATTGCTCATCCGCACTGATGCAGGCGTATCCGTTGTCGTATCAACGCGACGGTCAAGCAGCATGGCGTATGGGGCAAAGGTCGCTGTCTCCTCCTGTCGGTCTTTGACAGACATCTTTTCGAGATACACGTCATTGCCATATCGCATCAGCAAAAACAGCTCTTCCTCAACGCAGAGGACTTGCAACACCTCATCAGCACCCATGAAATCCCAGTAACTCCATGAGGACTGAGCGCGTTCAACGCCGCCTCCCTGATTCCTGAAAAAGTATTTGTAGGTATAAATGCGGTTCCTGTAGTCAACGCCATTCACCGTGTTCTTGCCGCTGATGGCAAACAATGCGTTGCCGGTGTCATTGACCGTGAGCTTGAAAAGGTCTGAAGGGATGTAAGAGCTCACGTACCCCGTCAAATCAGCCGCATCAGCTGTCAGCGCGGTACCTGCACCCCTCACGCTGAACTCACGCATCTGCGTCCATTCACCGTTTTGCTGAGCAAAAATGATCCCGCCACCTGCCTGCTGTGGCCGGCAGTTAGTGTCAACTTCAAACTGAGTCAGCACAGTGAGCTGCGCTGTCTTAGGTGTTAAAACCGTCTCTGCAGCATTAAATCTAAACTGATACTGCGAGCTGAACAGAATCAATTCATCCTGATACGGGACTGCATACCGAAGAACTGAAACCCTGTTATTGCTGGCGACAAGATCAATCGGATCTGTATCCAAGATTGTTGTCGTTGTAGACGGGAAGAAGTTAAAGAATTCTCTGGTCTGAGTCAGGATGACGTTCTCATCAGCCAGAAATCCAAGCCGATTCTTGTAGATGAACACGTCGTTGATTGGGTATCCAATAAAACTTGGATCTGCCGCTGTGTCGTAGTCACCGCAGGTACGACCACCCCAGCTAGGAGCTTCGCCAATGCCAGCAACTGTTTGCCCTTTCGCAGCACCAAACCAAAACGTGCCATCGCTCTTGCGCACAAGTAAATGCGGCATGGTGTCCGCATCAACCAGATACTCAACTCCAGGACTCACGGTTTCGAGCCATGAGCCTTCATCAAAAGCGGCAGGGTCGTAATCGTCAGGATCATCAACGTCAGAACCGCGAGGCTGGAACTCAACGTAATAGGTGTCAAAGTTGTTTCCAGGGTCGCCTTCAATTGTTACCTGATAGCCGATTGGTGCAATCGTCGGCAGCTCAGTAAATGCCTGCACGCTGTCAAGAATTGCCGTGATGTCTGCATTGGATCGGGCATCAGACACTTCGACTGAAATCGGGCTCGCGCCACGAATCCAAATCACCGAGCCTTGCTGAGTCAACGTGTATCCAGTCAGGCCAGCAGTTGCCAGGCCCGCGATGATCTGTTCTGCAATTTCCTCTGAGCTGATCCTGTTCTCAGTAACCGTGCCGCCACTGCTAACAACAGGCGCAACTGGCGTTTCAACCTCAACCTGTTTGCCGTTGACATTGACCACATAGTTCTGGCCGTAATTTGCAGCGCGAACCCAGATCAAACATTCATGGGGGAACGGTCTGGCAATGGCTGGTGCCAGATCCGTCTGCATCGCCGTGGGTGTGTTGAGGTTGCAGATGAACGTGAAATCAGCAACTGTCACAGCACGGATCTGTTGCCGTGCATCGGTCACGCTGCTCAAATAACTGTATGCACTGTCGTCTTCCTGAATAGGAATCTCATTGCCTTCCAGGTCAAAAACTTGAATTGAATTATTGGTAATAACCGAGAGATACTCCTCAGACTGATCTCTCAGGATTGAATGGATAAACGCATCTCCAAACGGAGTCGTTGAAACACGCGCCAGCGTTCGGGTGAAGTCACGCTTGCGCAACCCTTCAGCAATTGAACTCACACCATTGATCTGAATGGCGCCCTGCGTTGGATCTCTTTGTGCGTCTGGCTGTTGGCTGATTCCTTGGACGAGTGACGGAATCGTGTAGCTGACGAGATTAGCCAACGTACTGACCTCCAAACATTGAACGACGCAGGCCCTGCTCAGCGCTGTATGTCGGCATGGGGCCGGACCAGGGGCCACCGGTCAGTGAATTGGGCTGTGACTGATCCATTTCCACTCGCATCAATTCAGTCATCGCCGCTTGCTCATCGACGGCGGTGTATTGAACCAATGAGTCAGAACCAAGCATTCGCGATGCGAACACTCGCGCTGATCGAATCGTTGTCCAGCGGTTATAGATTTCCGGCGAATCATCCCACGACAGCAACCAAATCACATCGGCATTGATTGGCGTATCGGTCTCAGGAATTTTGAACGTCTGCATTTTGCGGTCATACACCCTTGTGCCCCGCAACTGATAGCGACCGTCGTAGCGATAAGGGTCAACTGTCCAGGACAACGCCTGGCCGGACACATCAACTTCCCCTGTTGCTGCATCACGGTGGAAAGGATATGCCGTCTCTCGATTCCATGACCATCCACGGGTCTGTCCTTCCTTGTGAAATTCAAGCAGCGTGAGCTGCGCCATTCTGGCGTCCTGAATCTGCTGGTTCTCCAATGAATCCACCGGCATCTCACCGATATTCATCAGCAATGTGTTGACTGCCTCCACCAGCGTCGTGCGCCCTGGCGTTACCGACTGCATGGAAGAACCCATCTCTGTTGTGCACAGGTGCTTCGCTCATGGTAGGCGAGTAAAAAAAAGGGGCCAGCCGTGTCCTCGACTGACCCGCAGATCCACTTTCTCCAGCCAGAGATTAGACGCTGATATTCACAGCGCACTCAGCACGGAGAACACCCATCCCCAAGGCCTGTCTGGCCACGAGAAGTGTGGACTGGTGAGATACGTTCCAGTCTCCGCTGGTCACCTGCAGAGCAGGAGATAGCAGTGACAGAACACCCATGCAATCGCGGTGGAAAACAAGACCTTTGCAGTCGCTCATGTCTTGTGCGTATTCAGCGTTGTTGTCTCCAGCCTTCAATGAGTA